CCACGTCAAATACACGATAATACTTATGTGTTCCCTTATTCATTTATTAACCTCCTGCTTTACCTATCCAGAAGCACGCAGTTCTATTTCCACGGTCTTCCATTCGGCTATTCTCACCAATAATAAGGAATGTATAAGCATGTAAGTCGGCAGCTTTAACACCTTCACTATTAGCTGTTAACACTTCTTTAGTGTGTTCATAGATTCTCATACCATTTTCAGTAACAGTAGTGTTAATGCTACTGTCTGCTGCACTGATATTTAAACCTTCATCATCAAATGTGTATTTCTTAGAAGAAGTAATAACCTTGTCAACGCCTTCTTCTATCTTCTGAGCTACTGTAATTTCTACAGCATCTTTATCTAACTTAAGAGATACGTCTTTAGATAGAGTATCAATTCGGCCGTTAGCTTGGTCTGATACATGTTCAATGTCATCTTCTAAGTTAACTACTTTTTGTTCTACAGAAGTCACTGAAGCCGCTATCTGTCCTGAAGTTACCCTAAGTGAAGCTACATCATTTTGAATAGTTTCCTGAGTAGCTACCACTTCACCCAAGTCATTAGAAATGGTTGTAGTAGTTTCTTTGAGTGTACTTACTTCCTGATTGATAGCCTGAGAAGTAAGCTGTAGTTGAGATATATTCTCAGTGTGCGTTGAAGTAGTTGCTTTAAGGTTTGCTATATCCCCTTCAATATCACTCAAGTCGATACCTTCAAGAGCTTCTTCAATCTTACCGGGAAGTACCTCGTTTACAATGTCGCCTACATATAAAGTGATATTCTTCTCAATCTTATCTACACGAGCAAAAGTCTGGTTAATCTTCTCACCGATAGTAATTGGGTTAGCAGCTGTAGTTCTATCAGTGTCAGGGTTATACTCCCAGTCAGAATTCTGACTGAAGCCGCCATTGTAGGTAAATGAGTCTTCTAAGATATAAGTATCTATATATGTACCGGCTTCTTTAGTCTCTACCTTAATCTTGTCGCCAATCTCAGTTAAGAAATTACCACGCCATTTAAGAGTAAACGGAACTATAGTAAGTCCGGTTATTCTGTTTATAGATGCCTGCAGAAGTACGTCAAGGTCAGTTCTGTTATTCCAGAATGGATTCTCTCTAACATACTGAGTGATACCAGTGTTATCACCCGCGAATAAGTTCTCACCGAGTTCAGTCGCACTCACTATCTTAGAAATAGTTACTGGCAGACCAGTGGTAAGCTCAAAGTAATCTTTCTTGTTGACAGTAAGTACCGCATCACTGCTCTTATCTAGTCTCTTAAATACTAAATAGTCTCTGTAGTCAACATAATAGATAGTTTGAGTAGCTTCCGCGATTGAATTTAATACTGCTCTTAAGGTTGTATCGTCCGTTAAATTTGCGCCTTTTTCATAGCTTGTATCAAAACCGGCTGTAACCACAAATCCGGATAGCCCCAGAAGGCTCGTAATTGCCCTTACAACGTCTCTTATTGTATAGGGAGTAGAAATACCTAGCTCACCATAAACGTGTGATATAGACGAATCTAGGGCGTCGTAGGACGTTACTGTAATAATGCTTGTCTTCTCGTCCCTTACCGCGTCCTTAACATAAAATGATGGACACACTCTTGCATAAGCACTTGTGCTATTAGCTCGGAACGAAGTTTGTAATTTGTTGCCTTTCAGAAAAACTAACTCACCGGCTTTATCCACGATTTTCACAGTGGCCTGTTGGCAAATGCCATAGCCGAAGAATTTACCCTTCTCACCGATTCTTGTTACAGTGATTTCCTGTAGTTTGTCAGTCGGTAGAAATGTATCTAGTAAGGTAGAGCCGTTGTATAACCCTACCTTACCTTCAATCTTTCTGAGAAGGGCATCATTCATGGTTGAGTAATTGCTACTAATCATAAATGCCCCTCCTTATAGTTCTATAAAGTTTAAACTCATTGGTTTATAAATAGTCTGGCTAACATTGTAATACTCAGGTTCCGGAGTACCTGTGTAAGTGCTAGCTGTCTGAAGTGTATTAGTTCGTGGGTCTAAGTAAGATATACTAACTTGGAAGTTTGCTATAGCCGCGAGAAATTCTTGCATCTCCGCGAATGTAGTATGTCTTAGAGTTACGTATATCTTTCTTTTCATGTTTATAACGTCTAGCACAGTATCACCTGCAGCATTACGGCCGCTGTTATCACTTACTAGCGTTTCATAGCCGACCTTCAGGGCTGAAACCAGCCCTGAGAAGTCTTTGCTACCAATTTTAAATATTGTCATATTACCCTCCTTATCCCATCACTAACTGGAGTGCACCAGTCTGTCTAGTGATATTGTTTATAGAGTTGATATTTGCCCAGCCAAGTTCCTTACCGTCGAGCATTAGGACAATCTTAGAAGGTCCGCTAGTTCTAGATAAGAGTTTGTCTACGAGCTTATCCATCCAAGCAGTGTTATTCTCAAGAGGAACGACTGCTTCTTTACCTTGCTCACCAATCATAGCGAGCGTAGCACGGTCAACAATACCACCTTTAGCAAGCTTAGGAATCTGAGGTACGCTGATAGTAGGCAACCAGCTAAAAGGTTTAATACCAACAATCTCTACGTTCTTAATACTTCTAAGGGCAGAGTTAATGCCGTCAAACGGAACTTTAATGACTTTGTTGATACCTTCAATAATCTTATTAATAACAGCCTTTAAGCCACTTAAGATACCGTCCTTGATACCATCAAATATCTTACCGCCTGTAGAGAATACATTCTTAACCTTAGTCCAAGCAGCACTGAATGTGTCGTTGAACCAACCGCTTACGTTACCAAAGCCAGCTTTAATGTTGCTCCATACGTTAGCGAAGCCTGTCTTAGCATTCTTAAATGCGTTAGTAGTGTTAGTGTAAGCATTACTGAATGTAGTGCTGAACCAGCTACCAGTAGCACTAAATGCGCCCTTAATATCAGACCATCTATCACCAAACCAGCTACCAACTGACTTGAATGCACTATGTACACCGTTCTTAGCCGCAGTGAATTTCTCACTAAACCAAGTACCAACATTACTGAATGTGTTTCTGATACCGGCCCAGAGGTCCGCGAACCACTGACCAACAGAAGCCCAAGCAGACTTAATGCCTTCCCAAGCATTTCTAAACAGATTACCGAACCACTCAGCAACACCCGCGAAGATGCCTTTGATTAAGTTCCAGATGTCTCCGAAGAATGCACCTGCTTCAGTGAACGGATATTTAATAGCTTCCCATGCAGCCTGTGCAATACCCACAATAACGTCCCAGATACCGCCGAAGATATTCTTAATACCTTCCCAAGCTTTTTCCCAGTCGCCTGTGAATACGCCAGTAATAAACTGAACTAAGCCCTTAATAACATCAATGACACCACCGATAGCATCAGCAATAAAGCCGACAACTTTTCCAATGTGTTCAATTAGACGGTCTAAGTACTGTTTAATGATAGGTACGATATTAGCTACAATCCAGTCTACAATAGGTGCGATAAACTCATTGTAGAGTTGTAGTAAGCACTCGCCGATTTCCATTACAGCATCTACAAACTTTCTATAGACGGGCTCAAGGTGCTCATTCCATAGTGTCTGTATGGTCTTAGTTACCTTATCGATAATAGGCTTGAAGAAGCTATCATATAGATTTTGTAGAGTGCTACGTACGTGGTCCATAGCCTGTGTCCACTTATCAATAAGAGGTTGACCATGTTCTTCCCAAGCGTCACCAATAGCCTCAAACATATCCATATAGATATTCTTGATAGTGTCTATTGCCGGGATAATTAGAGTCTCAGTTGCATCTTTAGTGATAGCACCGAATAACTCAAAGTTTTTACCTGTCTCCTTAATAGCAAAACCAACAATGTCAGTAAGCGCAGGAGCTAGGTTAGTACTGAAGGAATTTACTAATGAAGGCACGAAGTCGCCTAGAACGTATTTACCAACAGACACTAAAGAATCTTTAATATCTGTTCCGCCCTTAACGAAGTTACCCTTAGCATCATTCCATGCTTGTTTAATAGTCTCAAAGCCGCTAGACCAAGCTTCTATAGTAGGAGCGAAAACATCTTTAAGCTCTGCGCCTATTTTCTTCATAGTCTCAGCGAGGCCGTTACCCTTCTTCTCAGTCTGCTCAACTTCCATAGTGAATTGCTGAGCGCCAACCTGAGGAGCCATATAACCGGGTTCACTTGAACCTGCACCACCACCTGAACTACTTGAACCGCTACCGACTACATTAAGCTCATCAAAGCCCATCATAGAGCGCTTAGCTTTTTCTGCAGACTTAGCAGCGTCATCTAAACCAGAAGCGAGGTTATTAGCACCATTAGCCGCTGAACCAATACCGGCACCAGCAGAGGCCATAGTAGAAATAGAACTTGAAGCACCTGTTACAGCGCCAAAGAGTCCCATAACCGCTTGAATACCCTGACTTACCCAGTTAACAAAAGAAGCAATAGCCGGAACTATAACATCTAATGCAGGTTTAAGAGCATCAAATAGTACGGCACTAAGGTTATTAAGCGCAGTCATTAGTGGAACACACGCTTGACCTGCACTCGCCATACTAGCATCTAGTCTAGCTTGAGATTCGTTATACTCTAAAAGTGATTTATTGTTTTTCTCGTATATTTCTGCTGCGTCGCTATATAGACCGTTAAGTGTACTTCTAATTAAAGCTTCACGCTCTGCGTAAGAAGTGGTCTTAGCCAACTTAGCATTGAATTCGTCTTCCGATACACCCGCCCAATTGAGCGCGTCAGCCATGGTTCCGGTCACTTTGCCGACTCTGGCAGTTTCATTTGCGGCTTCAGTTAAGCCCTCGATAGGAAGGCTATCTCCGAAGGTTGCATAGATACCTTGACAGACCTTCGTCCATTCTGCTAACTCTTGTTGGTTAGTGGTTAACTTAGCGAGATGGGCCGCTGCTTCTGCAGACTTATCTGTATCACCTAAGAATCTAAATAAACCATTATAAGATTCTGCTGCTTGTTGGGCAGTCGACCCCATAGAAAGGAAGGCAGTATTTAGTTTTGCTTGAGCTTTTTGGAAGTCAAGTGAAGCTTTACCGAGTTTTACTAAAGCAACACCGACAGCAGCAATAGCAGCAACAGCTGCAGCAGCTGCAATTCCAATGCCCTTGAATGCGGCACCTACGCCTTTAGAAGCACCCTTAGCGCTACCAGAAACTCCGCCGAGTTCTTTCTTAACGCCTTGAATGCCTTTCTTGGCTTCTGCAGTGACCGCAGTTATTATAATTTTTAACTCTTCATTCATTCATTTGCCTCCTTATCGAATTTTGAATTAAAGGATTCTGCAAACTGTATGAATCTTATTGCTGATAACTGAGCCATCTGTTCTTCTCTCTCTTCTTCTTGTTTCTTAAGCTCATCAAAGAAAAGTTTAGGATATACTTCATATAGCTCAGGGAAGGGATTCTCTTCACTACTACCTTGCATTGCTCGGCCTATAAGTAAAGCCAGAGTATAGTCCATAGTAGCTCGCTCTTTTAGTCTGTGCTCTTCTTGGCGCTGTTTACTATCTATGAATCTTTCTAATTCACCAATAGTCATGTCCCAGAATTCAGCTTCAGTAAGACCCCAGTCAAGAGCGTTATCGAGCATCTTCCATATTAAATCACTATATAAAAAGGGAGTAGGAGAGGTTGAACTACTCCCACTCCCTTCAATTAGTTTTTTTCGGAGTCAGTATCTTCGCCCTTAGGTACAATGCCTGAAGCCTTGTAAATCTCCATGATTACTTTAACGAAGTCGACTGAAGTGTTGCCATCTTCTAAGTAAGCATCAAAAATATCATAAGCATCATTTAGCGTAATACCGTGGTTGTATGTCTGAAGTGAAGCATGTAAAATAACTACCATTGCAGACACTGTAGGAATGTTTTCTCCGTCAGCACCGAAAATCATAATTGGGTTGCAGCCGAGTTGCTTCTCAAGAGCAACTGTATTTCTAGTGTTAAGTCTTAACTTATATTCTTTGTTACCTGCTTTAAAATCGTAATACATCATTTTAAAATTCTCCTTTTAATTAAATAAGTCAGGGAGAAGAGGAGAGGTAAGAGAACTTCTCCCCGACTCCCATTAATGGGCTAATTAAGCAAATACAATCTTGCTCTCAACAGATACGTTAAGAGTATATGTAAGTGCGCCGTTAGGTGCAGCAGCACCAAGTTTAACGGAAGGTGTACCAGTAAAGGTAGCTTTCTTACCGTTCTTAGGAAGTGCAACTTCCCAGCTCTGAGAATCAGTAAGAGCTGCGAGCTCAGTGAACTGTGTTTCCTCATAAAGGAACTTAAATGCAAGGTCCTGTGCAGAATCACCAAGACCAGAGATAGATTTCTTAACATCATCAGTTAAAACAGTTACGTCAATCTTCTCAGGTGCGTTGTTACCAATCTCAGGGATTTCCATAAGGTTAGTAAGAACTTTCTTAGCGCCTTCAGTACCATAAGAAAGAGTCATGTCTTTAGTTAAAATACCAGCCATAGTTTATAATCTCCTTATAATCAAATAGTTTCTAAAGCTTTTGCTTCGTAGGTTAAAATCTTCTGTATCATAGATGAGTTTCTATCATACAGTTCGCCTCCACTAGTTCTAGTAAAACCAAGTGAACGCATTTTCTTGTCAATCTTACCGGCTGTAGAATTCAGCACAGCAAGGTCTGTGCCCCATACCTTTATCTGAAATGATAAACGGCTATACTCAAGAGTGTCGCCACTCTCTTCTACTACGTTTGTGAGCTCCATATAGCTTATACACGGAGTCTTAGTATCTTTAGTAAGTGTTAGCTCGTGGTGTACGGGCAGAATCGTTTTGAGGGCTGTCACAATGTCTTTATTAAAATCAATCATGGCTTCTTACTAGTTAGCCCTCCTTTCAGTGTTGCTTTTATCTTTGCTCTATTATTCTCAAGTGCAGGTCTCATAAATGGTTGAGGCTTCTGTCCGCTCGTAGAGTGCCATTCTCCTTTATCGTCTTGATAACTCCAAGGAGTATCTGCTCTACCGCCTGCCTCAGCAAATAAGCCTGTACCGTATTCAACATAGGGCGCATACTCAAGTGGTGTAAAGACAATACCAACTTCGCCTTCTACCTTACTTGTTATGCTTCTTCTTAAAGCGCCTGTATCTTTAGGCGCGAGTTGCTTAGCCGACCTCTCTACTATTGCACAGCATTTCATAAGTGCCTGCTGAACGTTTACTCCGCTCGTTACAGAATCTAACATCTCAAGCACATTATCCATGCCTTCTACTTTTACATTCTCATCAGCCATAGACAGCTAGAAATACTTGCGTATATCTCCCATCTGGATTTACATACTGTACTTTTAGCTTTTCATCGCCGTACTGAATTACGTATGTATCTTTAATACTCTTATCCTGAGTCAAACCAATATAGCTTGCGTCAGAATAGCGAATATCATCTGTAACTGCTTTAGTGAGTGTCGTTATGCTAAGTTTTATTGTGCCCTGTACATCGGGCGTTATAGTAAGTTGGCCGTAGCCGTTATCCTCACCTAAAAGGAAGTACTCGTAGTCTTGCATACGTGAGTTAATCATAAGTACCTCCTTAAAGTGTTTTTACTCGTCTCTTACTATTAAGAATCTTCTTTATAGTGTCAGGGTAACCGTCTATATAACCTTCAGAAACACCGCTATAAGATTGATTGCTTAGTCCTTCAGTTCCCATACGGTTTAACTTAATAACTGCAATATCCTCAGCGACCATTGATAGTTCAACATCAATTTCTCGTTTACAGTAGGTTTCAATCTCCATAACCGCGCGTTTATACGCTAGGTCAATTTGTGCATCACTGTAATTGCTAGCAGAGTTACCCAACATCAATTTAATGTTTTCTATCATAGGTTACTCCTTATATTAGGGGCGGAGTTCCGCCCCATAACGTGTTTCTAATTAGGCTTTCTTAGCAAGCTTGATAGACTTAGTTTCGTCTACAAGTGCCATTACACCGTGACGCTCGTAAACAACAGTGTTGTCCTTGGTCTCGATGTCTCTATCCTGCTCAACGGAACCATCTTTCTTAACGAAGAACTTAACCTGGTCCTTAGCAGTGATGAATGCTTCACCCTCGCCGCAAAGCTTAGAGAACAAGCAAGGTACACCAGAGATAGTACCAAACTGGCCAGTGTAAAGAATCTCGCCCTGTCTAGAAGCCTTGTAGTCAGCGTCCTTACGGATAGCAGCACGAAGGTCAGTACCCATGATAAGGAACATGTCAGTTTCAACTTCCTTACCAATCTCAGCAAGAGCGTCTACAACTGCATCATAGTTGAAGTCAGTGTACTCGTGAGTCTTAGAAATCTTACGAAGCTCAGCAAAGTACTCATCCTTAATCTCATTAGCCATAACAACAGAAGCACCTGCAGTAGCTACGTCTAAGAGGTAAGGGTCCTGCATAATGTCCATATCGTTATAGTCGAAGGTTTGCTGATAACGCTTAACAGTGTACTTCTGAGGAACGAAGCTTACAGAACCACGAGTAGTGTTCTTAGCGCCCTTAGCAAGCTGTTCAACCTTACCAGTGTAAGTGTACTTATTAACAATTTTGTCAAGACCAGCTTCAGTAGTTAAGCTGTCATCACGAGTGAAAAGTGCGTTAACATCAAGATTAGAGTTAACTAAATCAGTCATCTTGTTCTCAAGAACAAAATTTTCATATCCTGTACCGATAGTTGCCATAATATTAAATCTCCTTAGTTAGTTAATTTTTTATAAAGTTCGGGATTGTTTCTATAAATGTTATTCTGCTCGGATAGAGGTAGCTTTCTAAATGATTCTTTTGTTAGCTCTGCACTGGAATTAGTTGCTGCGCCTTTTGGCGTGCCACCAGATGCCGCTAATCTCTTTTCTACCTCTGCCTTAACAGCAGCTTTAAACAATTTGTCTAATACATCAATCTTAGCTTGAGACTCTTCAATATCATCTGTAATAGTGATAATGTCAGCGAACTCTGCGCTAAGTCCACGCGCGCCCAGAACAGACTTAAGCTCACTCTTATTGTTAGCTATATCTCTGTCTCTAAGCATTTCCTCAAGCTCTTTAATACGCTCATCTTTCTCAGCTTTCTCTCTAGCCTCATCATCGAGTTTAGATAGACTAAGCTGCTTAGCGAATTTCTTCTCTTGAGTCTTAAGTGCTTGGCTTACTCTCTTATCAGTCTCGCTCTGCAGTAGCGCCATGACTTCTTCCTGAGTGTAAGTCTTTGCAGTAGTTTCTTCTACTTGAGTTTCCGTTACGTTGGTTTCATTAATTTCCATATTATTCTCCTAACAAGTTCTAGTCAGTGCTAGCCCTTAAATGTATTAGTTCTTAGTTAATGTCCAAGCCCTAAATGACATATTTATTCGACAACAGGAACTATGCAACATCTGCAATTAGGGTGAGCTGGGATAGGCACATGAGCGCCCACTGGGTATTTCTTCTGATGAAGCTTGCCGCAGACGTCACATCGGCGCTCATCTTTATCAGCCCATATCTCTACTTGCTGTATTCCATAGTCTGTGTATCTCTGTTTGGCTGCTTCTGTTTGAATGTGTGCTAACTCAGTTCTGACTAATGTATCAGCCCTGCTGTAGCTCACTCCAAATCTATCTTGAAGCAATTTCTTTAATTGAGTGGTCTTCTTACCGGTTACTACACAATGTATTAACTGCTCATCTAAGGTCTGCTGAAGGAGTTGAGTATTAGTCCATATTCTCTGACTCCAAGACTTACCATCGGCAGCCCAAACCGCGTTCAGTACCTGCGATACCGCCACACTATCAATGGTACTGAACGCTTTTAGACCTTTTATATTTAAGGAGTTGTAAGAATTCCAATAGGCAATCTCAAATAACTTTGACATCATTGCTGTAAGCTTTGAGCCAGTCTTAGAGCACAGTTTTCTTATCTGTGCATTCATAGCCCAGTACTTATCCATAGCGTATAAGGTAGCAGGACTAATAGCTTCACCGGCTGCTGTCTTAGCGAGTAGTTCATTATAAAGAGCTTCATACTCTCTAATGACCTGTCTGCTAAGTTGCTGATAATACTTACGCACATGTTTGTCTATTTCTTTTTGGGTTTTAGCAGTTATCGCATTTTGTGCGTTCTGCATTCTATCCTGCCAATAAGCCATAATTCGTTACCTCTTGTATAATTTAGCTAATAATTATTCGTCCTCTGTAGTTTCTTCTTCCTGAGATTCGTCCTCAGACGCATCGAAAAGGTTGCCACCGAATAAGTCCATGTTTGACTCTTTCTGAGCCTTCACCTTTTCTAGCTCTTTTTGTACATCAGTAACAAAAGGAATCTGGCCAAGTAAGGTCTCATCAGAAACAGTACCCTTAAGACCGTTAACAATATTAACTATTGCAGCTTCATCAGCCGGAATGTTTCTCTTAAAGGAAATCTCAATATCTCTGAATACTTCTTCACCAAGTTTAAGAGAAGCAACACCACAAAGAATCTCAATACGTCTCTGAAGTGCTTTCTTAGCCTCAGCCTCAATAGTGCCTGCACGGGTTTCCATACCGGTTAAGCGATACTGAATAGCAATACCACTTGATACACCGCCTACAAAGCTCTCAGAGCTAAAGTCAGGACACTGAGCTGTTCTATAGATACTCTCATGAAGTCTCTTAAGAATATTCTCTACTTGAGCGTCATTAGCAGCCTTAGTAAGCCAATAAGCTTTAGCGCCAACTGGAAGCTGAAGCACTCTATTAGACTTCATAGTCTTAACAGTGTCCTCATCCATCTCAGCATCTTCAATTACTAAGTAAGCATCACAGAATGCAGCATAGTCATCTATTTCTGCACTTAATAGCTCGTTCACGCTGTCCTGCTCACTCATAATGCAATCAAAGATAGACTCTTCATTAGGCATTACTAAAATGTTTGCAGGGCACTGACCGAAGTAGTGAGGCTCTTCTTTAATGAATACCGGAACAGAAGCAAAACCTTTCATGTTGTAGTGCTTGATAGTTTTATCGTTATACACTACTACTTCATAGTCTTGGTCTTCATCGTCCCAGTCATTTACTTTATAGAATCTAACGAAATAGAGAAGGTCGGCTGTGAGGGAGTTGTCATATACGCCGAAGCAGGTCAGAGGGTCAATAAGTTTAAATCTAGTCTTAGCGTCAGAGTCAATAAACATCAACTCGTGGGCTACGCTATGTACTAGGGCTGTGTGCACTAACTGGCTATCTTGTGATTCAAAATCATTGTATCGCAAAATATCCATAATCTCCGTAATGTCATTAGCGCTGTTATAGCTAATATGACCGGGAGTGGCCAGATAACCTGTATAGCTATCTGTGATATTCTTACAGTAGTTTATTACTGTCTTATTACAAGGCTTACTCTCGTCTGTATACTTTTTGCTAAGTATCTCTTGAATGCCGTCGTAATAGTTCTTATACTTTTCAAGCTTAGGTAAGACCATAAGATTGAAGTGGTTTATCATCTTATATAGGAGGTCTGGCGTAAGCTCTCTATCTTTACTTAAATAAAACATTAGGCATTACACCTCCTCGTACACTACACCATATCTATCAAAGAGTGCTTTTACTTCTTCATTCTTAAGTATCTTCTTCTGTTGGCCTTGGTTAAGCTCGTTATAGACAGTCTGTAAGGCGTTCTTAGTTTCTTCTTTCAGTTCTTTAACTCTATTATATAAATCTTGTCTTAACATGTGTTATACCCCCAATTCAGCGAGTGCCGCTTCATAGTCTACATTTGTAGCAATCTCAGGAGTTGCCAACTCAGTAACATTACCAGCTTCATCTACTTCTACATAATTCTCAATAGTATCAGTAGGGCCGATAAATAAAGTTTTAACATACAGATGTTCTTGCTGTTCACCTTGAGAAATACCATCTGCAAATACTTCTATATATCTAGGTTCCTTCCAGTCAAATACCTTGCCTTCATCGGCATCATATCTAACTAAACTAAAATTACTTGCTTTCATATCTTATCTCCTTTACGACAGAGTTACTGTCCAGCCCTTAGCTGTAGCTACTGCAATTTCTTCTGCAGTTAATGTATTAATTGCGCCGCCATCTGTTAGCTCGCCAGAGGCACCTTTAAACTTAATAGTATTAGTACCAGAAGTTGTAGCTAAGTAAGCAGAAGTATCTGGTAAACTATTAATAGTGTTAACTGCTGAATCGTGGTTATAGTGACTGTAAGAAATGTTATTAGTCCAATACTTACCGTCTTTATACTGTGCGTATGTAGCATCATCTGTAACATTATTGGTATAGCCATAGGCAGTACCGTTAGCTGTATTTGAGTAACCAATATACTGGCTAACATCAAAGGTCTGGCCCTTCCAAGATACTGCAATAGGAGCTCCAGCGTTAGTTTCAAAAGTTATATCATCTATTACATTGCAATGATAGAAAGTACTAGAAAAGATGTTGCTCGTACAAGTAGGCTTTGTAACTACTGGCACATAAGCTTCCTGTAACGCACGGTTGTTATAATGCAATTTGTTATATAATCCATGAGAATAATTATTTATAACACTAAAATCAAATTTGTCCCACCATTCTTTGGTAACCTTATCTAACTTAGTACATGAATCAAAGAAAGAACCAAGGTTACCAGTAGTACTAGCTTTAACTTTCTGGCCTGTTCCTTCAAACGTGATTTTAGGTGGCTCTACAATAGAACTATAAGCAAATACATTTAAAAAGTTACCAACAGTTCTGTTAGCAGTATCAATGAAGCATAGCTCAGGCAGTGAACCCAATTTACAGTAATAAAAAGCATTTAATAGACTAGGTGCTGCGGACAAACCACAGTTTATATAAAGCTTTGGCAGTGAGATAGAGGTGTCGGTACAAGCAATATTACTACCATAAAAGTAATTACTAATAATATAGTTACTACGAGCACAGAATATCTTTCCCTTAAGTGCTTCCAGCACCGGAGTCATCGAATTATTATAGTTAAAATATTCTACACGGTCTATCTCCATTACTGGTAGCTCTCCACCGCCTCCACTGCCACCGCCCTGTATAGCACTAATTCTAGTGGCCATATCAGGTACTGGAATAAGCTCGGTAGTTCCTTCTTTACCTCTAATTGCGTCGCCTATGGCTGTTAAGGTAGTTTCCTCAATAAATACTTTTGCCATTAGTAACTACCTCCTTCAGCCGTAGCTATACCTTCAAATAAACTATCTACATAAGCCTTAGTAGTAAAGTCAGAGTCATTTGTTAACTCGCTTGT